TGCTTGACTAAGCAATTCGGCTCGTATTTCAAAGCCTGATTTATTCTCTGACATAATTTTCTCCTGTGTGTGTGTCAAGTCCAAATTTATTTTGGACATACTATATATACAAATGGTATTCGTCCTTCTTTACTTCTGGTTAGACTTAAAGTATTATAAATACTATTACATAATCGGAGGATATATGGCATATAGTAAAGAAGTAGTAAAAAGATTCGAAGAGGTAACTAATAATCCAGCAGCACATGGTGTTGGTAGGTTTGACCCAAAAGATCCAAATGTAGCTACAGGTCTAACTGGCGCACCAGCATGTGGTGATGTTATGAAATTAGATCTTAAACTAGATCCTGAAACAGATAGGATCTTAGATGTTAAATTTAAAACTTATGGCTGTGGTTCTGCTATTGCAAGTTCAAGTCTTTTCGTAGAAATGCTAACTGGCCTTACAATATCAGAAGCAAAAGAAATAAAAGATAGAGATATTGCTACAGCCTTAGAATTACCGCCTATTAAGTTACATTGTTCTGTATTAGCAGAAGATAGTATTAAAAAGGCAATAGAAGACTGGGAAGAAAAGAAAGCAGGCCGTAACAGTACCTGGTTAGAAAAAATGGGTGCTGTAACCAAGGGAGAACATGTTGCAAGTTAAAACTTTTGACCCTATGATGATAGCCACATCTCAACAGGCTCCTTTAGTAGACTTTACAGATGAAGCATTAGAAAAAGTTAAAGCTAAAGTAAAGGAGAAAGGTGTTAATGGCGTCAGATTTGGATTGACAGGTGGTGGCTGTGCAGGATTTTCATATGAGTTTGATTATGCAGACAAAGGTAAAGCAGAAGATAAACTTCTAGACTTTGGGGACTTCACTATGTGGTTAGATCCTATGTCAGAAGAGTATTTAGCAGGAACAGTTATAGCCTGGAAAGTAGAAGGGCTAAACGAAGGATTTGAATTTGAGAATCCACAACAAACAAGTGCATGTGGTTGTGGTATTTCAGTTAGTTTTTAATTATAGGAGTATATTATGGCAAGAACATTTAAAACAATATCATCTAGAGAGCCAGGAAGAAAGGCATCTAGTATTGGACAAGGTGGAAGAGGTAGAAGAGTTAAAATTAGCACTTCCACAATGAATAAAAGTAAAAAAAGAAGTTACAAAAAATATAGAGGGCAAGGTAGATGACAACAACAAATATTACGAATGTTTCAGACGCATCGTGGAGTAATAATAACCCTAACGAGTTAGATTACTTGCGTCCTAACGCATTTAAGTTTGCAGTACATAACATTCCTAATACAAGTTATTTTTGTCAAGCAGCTAACATTCCAGAAATGAATTTACCTCCTGCTTTACAAGATACACCCTTTACAAACATACCAACTCCAGGAGATAAGATAGAGTTTGGTACTTTAATGATACGATTCCTCATACAAGAAGATATGAAGAATTATAAAGAACTATATGACTGGATGGTTGGCTTAGGTTTCCCTGAGAACTATGAACAGTCTACAGCATTCACACAAAAGCAAGAATATAGATTTCCAGATGTATCTCCTGATACATTAAAAGGTCTAGGACAACATTCAGACGCAACATTAACATTATTGGATTCAAATAATAATCCTAAAATCAATATTAAGTTTATTGATGCCTTCCCTACTAGTTTACAGGGAATGGACTTTGAAATTAGTACAGGACAAACAGATTATATGGTAGGAGTAGCCATGTTTGCCTATACTAGATATGAAATAGAAACAATTTAACCAAAAGGTACAATAACATGTTGACTCTTACATAGTAAGGTCGTATAATGTATATATTATGATAACTCTACAAGAATTACAAGAAATGTGGCAGAAAGACTGTAAGGTTGATGAACTTAACCTAGGTCAAGAGTCTACACGAATACCAGAACTACATTCCAAGTATCTTAATCACTTAACTACATTTAGATTACAATGTCGTAAGGCACAAAGTAACTTAATGTCTCATCGTAGGTTAAAATGGAAATATTATCGTGGTGAACTGGACCAAAAACAATTAAACGAATTAGGCTGGGATCAGTACTTAGGTAATGCTCCGTTGAATAATCAGATGAATGAGTTTCTTGATACAGACCCTGAGATAATTAAATTAACTGATAAACTAGAGTATATAAACACTTGTATGACCCTATGTGATAGTGTTATGAAGTCGATTTCTAGTCGATCTTTTGATATTAAAAACGCTATTGAATGGACAAAATTTACTAATGGGTCTTACTAACAAAAAATATTTGGCCGGTATCTAGGAGCAAAAAAAGTTGATCAAAGTTACAAAGAAAGATGATGTACATATTATTGTAGATACTGATCCAAGTACTGCACAAGAGATATGTGATTTCTTTACCTTTGATGTACCAGGCGCTAGGTTCATGCCATTATATAAAAAGAAAGTCTGGGATGGTAAGGCTAGACTTTTTAGTTTATACAATAGACAGTTATACATTGGTCTATTACCTTACTTAAAAGAGTTTGCTGAGACATTAGAGTATGATATAGAAATAAATATGCCTGATATCAGTGAACAAATAGATATTGAACGCTTTACTAATGAACTGAGGTTACAATCGAATGAGAAAGACATCGAGGTACGAGAATATCAGAAAGAAGCAATTACGAAGGCAATTAATACGGGACGAACTCTTCTCCTATCTCCAACTGCTAGTGGGAAGTCTCTTATTATTTACAGCCTTATTCGTTATCATCAGCTAAAAGGTAGAAAGCAACTTATTGTTGTACCTACTACCTCATTGGTTGAACAGATGTACGGAGACTTTGCAGATTACTCTACAAAGAATGGCTGGAGAGTCTCCGAGAACTGCCATAGGATATATGGTGGCAAAGAAAAAACAAATGAGTATGATGTAACAATAAGCACATGGCAATCTATATACAAATATCCTAGAGCATGGTTTGAACAGTTTGATGTATTCTATGGAGATGAGGCACACTTGTTTAAGGCTAAGTCATTAACAACTCTTATGGATAAATGTGTTAATACACCTTATAGAATAGGAACTACGGGTACATTAGACGGTACTAAGACACATAGACTAGTATTAGAAGGTGTGTTTGGAGAGGTACATAAGGTTACAACAACTAAAAAATTAATGGATGCTGGTACAGTAGCTAAGTTAAAGATTATATGTTGTATGTTAAACTATCCAGAAGTAGATAGAAAAATATTAAAGGGCATGTCATACCAAGAAGAGATAGATTGGATTGTTACTAACCCTAAACGAAATGAAATAATTAAGAACTTAACAATAGCACAAACAGGTAACACTCTAGTGCTATTTCAATTTGTAGAAAAGCATGGAAAGATAATCTTTGATATGCTTGATAAGGAATGTAAGGATAGAAAAGTCTTCTTTGTATTTGGAGGAACAGATACAGAGATAAGAGAAGAGATAAGAGCATTAACTGAGAAGGAAAGTGATGCTATCATCGTTGCTTCATACGGTACATTTTCTACAGGCATAAATATAAGGAACCTACATAATATTGTTTTTGCCTCACCTAGTAAGAGTCGAATAAGAAACTTACAAAGCATAGGTAGAGGACTTCGTAAAGGAGACACTAAAACAACATGTAATCTTTTTGATATTGGTGATGACTTATCGTGGAAGGAAAAGAAGAATTACACTTTAAATCACTTAATGGAGAGGATCAAGATTTATAATGAAGAACAATTCAATTATAAACTTGTTAAAATAGATGTCTGATATTAGTATAATTAAATTAATGAATGGCTCTACAATAGTAGGTAAACTTTCTATTGACGGAGACATTATAGAGATTGAACACCCTATCGAATTAATTACAACACAATTCCAACAAGAAGGAGTAGGTGTTGGTGAACAAGTACATTTAAGGCCATGGGTATCCATAGCTGAGGAAGATATATTTGTTGTAGAAAGATATAATATTATTACAATGGCAACATTACAAGAGAATTTTGTAGCTGGTTACGAACAAATCGTAGAACAAGTTTACATTAACAGAGTTCAGTTTGAACCAGGTGTAGAGAATAACATTTCAGAAGAAGAAATTGAAGAAATGGTAGACTATGCAGATGCTATATTGAACAAACAAATACATTAATAGGAGTATATATTATGGCTAAAAGAAGAGACCCTAACTCGGCTCACTACATTGACAACAAGGAGTTCCTTGCAAGGATTAGTGAGTACAGAGAGTCGAGACTAGAAGCAGAAGAGAGTGGCGAAGATAGACCACAAGTTACTAATTATATTGGAGAGTGCTTTGTAAAAATTGCAAACCACTTAGCATATAAGTCTAACTTTGTGAACTATACATTTAGAGATGAAATGATTTTAGATGGCATTGAGAATTGCCTAACATATATGGACAACTTTGATCCAGCAAAATCCACTAATCCATTTGCTTACTTTACACAAATCACATACTATGCTTTCATTAGGCGTATCCAGAAAGAGAAACGACAAATGGAAACTAAGTTCAAATATATTAAGAGCTTAGACATAGATCAAATCTTAGAGGCTAGCGCAGACGGTAGTGAACATTCTAATGATTACCTTAGTTATATGAGAGGTATCATTGAACAGGCTGAGGCAGATAATGCTAAGGCGGATAAAGCTAATGAAGGTAAAAAGATGCCTAAGCGTAGACCTAAATACTTAGATGAAAAAATTAAAGCAGAAGAGGCAGCAGCTAAAAATGCGGAAAAGTAGCGAGGATATACCTGGCTTTTACCAATGGGACTTTAAGGATATAGTTAGTACACTACCAGATCGTATTAACATGATAGAGATAGGTTCCTATGTAGGTAAATCTGCCGTAGCTTGGGCAGAAGCATTTGAACAAGCAGGTAAAAACTATTCTATATATTGTGTAGAAGCTTTTACAGGAATTGGAACAGCAGGAAGAGCATCAGTTATGACTCCTGAACTAGAGGCTTTTCTAAATACCTTAGTATGTACTGCTGAAGAACAAGAACAAAGATTTATAGATAACACAAAGGGCTGGGATAACATTCGATATGAAAAGAATATATTTTCAGCAGATTGGGAAATGGCAGATATGTATGAGGACTATAATGTATTATGGTACGACGCTAATCACTCAGAACAATCAGTAACAACAGCAATTGACTATTGGAAAGACAAAGTTGATACAATGGTTATTGACTGTTATGATTCCATACACCCAGAGACAATGGCAGCAATCGACAAGTCTGGATTAGACTTTAGATTATTTGAATATAATAAGGGAACAAAGGGCATAGCAGTTTTTGGTTAAAAAAGGTCAACCAAAATGGTGTAAAAGTATTTGATTTTTACTTTGCTCTTATATATAATATCATATTATGAAACTGAGATACAGCGAAGCATTCTATAGTATACAAGGCGAAGGCAGGTTCGTAGGAGTACCTAGTGTATTCTTAAGAGTTTTCGGTTGTAACTTTGAGTGTGCAGGTTTCGGACAAGAGCGTGGTAATTATATTGCTACAGACCAAATGCCTTATATGTTAGATCCTAAAGGCGACAAAACACACCCAGAAGCATACAAAGACATTTCAGAACTTCCTGTTACACCTGTAGGTTGTGATAGTTCTGCTAGTTGGGCTATGAAATATAAACATTTACAAATGACAAAGAAAACTGAAGAAGTTTTTGAACATATTGTAAGTTTACTTCCTAGAGGTAGGTTTGATGAGAACAATGATATACATTTAGTTATTACAGGCGGAGAACCTTTACTAGGTTGGCAAAGAGTATGGCCTGAATTAATTGAAATGTGTATGGAGGTAGGATTATCTAATGTAACATTTGAAACAAATGGAACACAAGAAGTTAAACCTGAACTAGTGAACTTCTTTAATGCCAATCATAAGAATGTACATGTAACATGGAGCACATCTCCTAAGTTAAGTCTTAGTGGTGAGAAGAATGAAGATGCTTTGATACCTGATGCTTTAGTTACAATGAACCAAGTTTACAATAGTCATTTATATAACAAGTTTGTGGTAAGGGATATAGATGACTTTGAAGAGGTTAATAAATTTTATACAACCTATCAGAAGAGCGGGGTACAGATCGATGCTGTTTACTGTATGCCAGAAGGAGCCACACTAGAACAACAAACACTAACTGCTAAAGGCGTAGCAGATGCTTGTATGAAAACAGGATATAAGTATAGCCCTCGATTACATATCGATTTATTTGGCAACGCTTGGGGTACTTAAATGAAATGGAAAGATATAAAAGAAACATTATGGGGACAAAGTCCTCAGCAGGATATGGATACTTGGAAGGAACCTGATCCTGATGATTTAAATATAGACAATGCTTACAAGACTAGATGGATATGGTATCATACTATATTAGCAGGTGAGCTATTCTTGGTTGTAGTAATACAACTATTAATTTTTTTATTATTGGCGATTAAATTATGACAGGCGACGCAACATTATTACATATCAGTTGGAAAGATATCCAGGAAGCTGTTGATTCATTAGAAAACCAGATTAGAGTCAACAGACAAGCTTTTAATAGATACCAAATGCAATTTGTACCTTATAACATTATTGTAGGTGTTAGTAGAGGTGGTTGTATTCCTGGTGTTATGTTATCCCATGCTTTAGATATTCCTTTCATTCCTTTAGAGTGGCAAACAAGAGATGGAAGACATAAAGACGTCAGAAAGTTAGAAGAACTTTTGGCAATAAGAAACGAAGATCAGAATCAATCCTCAGACATACTGTTTGTAGATGATATATGTGATTCTGGTGAAACAATAGAATCT